AGTTCTTTTGGAAGTTATCGCTATCCATTTCAGAGAACTGAACAGAGATACCTTGATTTTGCATGATTTGAGCACCCATTGACCAGTCACCTACTAAGAACTTATCAGCAGCGATTGCTGTAGATTGGAACACAGGAATACCAGCGATAGAAACACTACCGTCAGTAGTAACAACTGTAGAACCTGGAAGGCTATAAGCAGCGTTAGTATTCTTAGTATTCATGATAGCAGCCCAATCAGTTGGGTTGATCAAGATACCATTAGCAGAATAGTTACCAGCAGAAACCTGTGCAATAGCTTGTACTAATTGCTCAACGTCAACTGTAGCAGCACCACTGAAAGCAGCAGCATTAACAGTCAAACCAGTTAAGTTAGGAGCAGTACCATTACCATTCAATAACTGAGCATCTTCAGCTAATAAATACTTCTCTAACAAACGAGCTTGTAAGAAAGAAGTCATAGCAGGAACATCATCCAACATTTGACGAGAGATTCTTACATAACCAGCGATGTACTGAGCAGGAGCATCAGTCATTGTGATATCGAAATCGATTTGAGATTTAGCAGAACCTTGTACTTGTGGAGCTGCATCACCTTCACCACCTGTTTCCTTAGGGAAGGTAAATAAACCTGTAGAGATAGTTCCTACTGGTAATAAGCTTCTCAAATGCACCTTACGAGAAGGAAGAGCATATACTTGAGGAGCATATTGTCTTTGGATATCACCAGTTAAGTTAACTGCTTCTGTCATGTTACCTACTGCCTTAGTGTCTAAAACAAAACCTGAACGCTTTGCTTCACCACGACCTAATTTTGCGATACTGTCAGCATTCTTTTCGATTGCTTCAGCAAGAGTTGCATTAAACCCTTTTACTTGATTTTCGTTCATTGTCTTACGATTGTTTTTTGCCTCTAATTTGTCTGCAGCATCTTTTACTACAGCAACTTGAGATTTTAATTCTTCTAATTCTGTTTTTAAGCCATCTACCGCTACTGCGTTATCAGCTTTTAATGTTTCGATAGCACCGTTTACTTCGGTTTTAACGCTTTCGAAAGCACCTTTAATTTCTTCTACCATTAGTTGAAAATTTTAAATGATTGTAAATATTTGTTTATCTCGATTTCGATGCAAACCATCGGGTCTTCCTCTTCCTCCAATGCTTCATCTTCTGGCATTTCGACTGTGCCTTCGGATGATGGTTGCGGTTGTTCTTCAAGGTCGACTGATTCTTCGTCTTCCATCTCAGCAAGATATTGTTGTAACTGCTTAAGTTTAAGTTCTAACAGCTCAAATGTTTCATCAGTAAAATGACCATTTCTTAAAGACTTAATAGTTTTACCCATCTCATCTACAAGAACAGACTTAACTTGACTTTTCACTCCAACTGTAGGCGTATTTGCGTTTGCACCCCACAATACTGAACTACCCTCAAACAATTTAATTTCATTGATTTCGTTATAGCCTGACTTTGCTTGTGACTTGATAGTCTGAAAGCCAATGCTATGTTCTGTGATATGACCTTCTTTATACAACTCATAAGTATCGTTACCCAATGTTGTATTAGGCATCTTTACTCTAGCTTTTAAACCAAATCCATCTTCCATCATTTCAAATGGTTTAGCGATTGGCTTCTCGGTTGAGTGGTTAAATAAATGCCAAATTCTATTTGTGGCATTAGGTCCGTTTTCCTTTAGGGTTTTAGTGAATGCACCTGGTACAATAACATCGCCATCGCTGTCGACATTACCAAACGCAGAATAGTAGACAGTGATTATTCTGCTACCGTCCTCCATATCTACTGGAGCACCACTTACCGCTTTTTTGTTATAAAAGTTACTCATATTTATTTGTTTAAGCTATATACACTGTGCAGCATCTACAGTTGCAGTTATTTACTGCTAACCCTGCCGCATCATGAGCATATTGCATTTCTATTAGTCCATAGTCAGGAGTGTTTACTAAAAATGGTTGATTAACAGGGATTCTTACACCTTTGTTGTCAGGATTCGTTTGTCTATCTAAATCCCTGTGCCATAATCTTGGCTTACCACTCTTAGCTGGATATTCAGCAGCTATCCATTGTTTTAATACTGGAACACCTGCTAACCTAACCGCACCCATAGCACCTGCACTTAATGCCTGATGGCTTTCAGTTCTTGCTATAAGTAAACTCCTTGCGTTATTTATCTTCCCTTCTCTTAAAGTTTGAATTGCCATTGAATTAATTTCATCTGGTGACAATCCATTCTCACGACCATACTTTACAACACTTGCTGATATACGAGCTATTTCGTTCTCAGTAGTATTCTCTATGCCTAACATCTTAGGTCCGCTAATGCTAACCCAATATGATAACATAAATACTAACCACTCATCCAAAATGTTTAAAGGATCAAGGTCAATCTCTTCCGCTTTCTTACTCTTTTCAAACATCTGTTGGTATCTCATAGCAGTATAACCGCCAGTTGATTCATACAAAGTTCGTAAAATATTATTAATCTTATCTCCAGTAAAAAATCCTGCACGATTATTAGCCGTTTGTTCTACCCCTAATGCCTCAACCATTTGAGCAGCTTTATTAAAGTCAGCTTGTAAAGCCTCTTTTATTTTAGGCTGAAACTCTCTGACTGATTTCCTTGCAATCTTTTGTTGCAAAGCAAATTGCTGTGATGGATAAAGTATCTTAAGCATCTATTTTACTGGAGGTACGTTGTAATCTCCTTGTTGTTGAGCATTTCTTGGGTCTTGTAACATTGTCAATTCATCAATAGGCAAATAACCTGCTGGTATAAATATCTCATTCATTACATCATCTTCAACAGTATCATAACGCATAGCTGCTCTCTTCTCGTTTGGAGTGATCCACCAAGATTGAGAAAGGATAGCACTAAGCTCTTTCATGTCTTCTTGAAGCTCAGGGAATACTGTTAAGTCAAAATCAATATAATAACCTTGACCGATTTCTTTAGCAAAGAATCTATTGAACGCATCACGAATTGCTACTAACTCAGGAAGGACTACTTGAGTCAACATTTCCTTCTTAGCTTCCTTCATGTTGTTATAGGTCTTGTTATCAGGATCGTTAAACAACGCAGAGTTCACACCGTAAACATTACAAAGTTCTCTCAGAGTTACTTTCTCTGATTCTAACAACTGCAAATCAATAGGACTTAAACCCATATTAATCCAGTTAAGCTTTGCACCAGCAATTAAAATCTTTCCAGCATTTTTTACAATACCAGCTTGAGTTTTTGTTCCGTACTGATTGTAAAAATCTTCTTTAAGCTTTCCTGCTGCTTCTGGTCCGAAGTCATTTGATTCATCAGCAGATAAGATACCTTTAGGTCCTTGATTCTGCAACATACCAACTGAAGTGTCCTTTGCATCGTTAGAACGCTGAACAGTTCTGTAAGCAGCTTGTAAAGGCGACAAACCGTATAGTTGATTACCGTTAGTGTCAAAGTAAGGGTTGAAGTATTTTAGATGGATTACGTCTTTCGCATCTAATTGATCCCATCCAACTAGCGTAAAAGAATAACCTTCAACCCCATTTATTGTACCATCAGAAATAATGGCAACGTATTGAGATGGGAGTGTAACAAGTTCAGCAACCTTACCAGACTCTAGTCTATTCGCCCAGATGTAAGTGTTACCAGTAATTAGTTTATAACCTACAGCACTCTCGATAAATTCAGAGAATGATTGATATTCATTTGGTTTTTCTAGCAAATCATTTAAAGGTGAATCAGCAATCTCGGCAACCGCTTTTATACGAACTAACTCAGCTTTAGCAATATCTGTTGTAGATGTTGCATTACTTAGCATTGACTTGTATCTTGCTAACTCTTTCTTGTTCTTTACTTGGTAAACGTAGAAAGGAACTGTAGAAATTGTTTTAGAGATACGTTTGATGATAGCATATACCTCACTATTGTTTTTATAGTCAAGTACAAATTTTTCCTGGTCTAATTCTGGATAAAGTGTTCTTCCTCCAATCAATCCACCAAAATCAGAAAAGGGATTGTTAAAAGTCACCTTTGGTGCTGCCTTTTGTTTAAAAGGGTTAGCTGCCTTTAGTATGTCCGTTAAATTCACGCTATATATTATTTTTACAAAAGTAACAAATTTTTAGGCTATACAACCCACCCTCTTTTTGGTTTAGCATATTTTGTGTATATGGCATACCTCATAGAGTCCATTAAGTGATCTCGAAACTTCACAGGTTCATCAAGTGTGTTGCCATCTGTATCGGTCTTCCACTTGTAGTTTTTAATCTCATCAAGCAAATCTAAGGACTCTGATCTGATATGCAAAGGAAATGACTTTACCTTGTTGATTCCTGCATAAACATCCTTAACAGCACTCTTTAAGTTAAATCCTGCCTTATTTACCTCCGAGATGGTTTTCGGTTCAGCAGGATCGGCATATATCTCCGAGTTCCTATCAAGACCTAGTGACCTCATCCTGTCAATTAGTAACGCCGTCGACATTTTTGTATCGTAGATTAATTGGTCGACAAACAATTCGCCATCAAAGTTCTTAACCCTAACAAGGGCTGTTTGATTGTTAAAGCCAAAGTCAAGTCCGTAAAACGTATCTCCGCCATCAGGGAAGTTGCGTCTACGCTTCCAATGCGTATAAATGGTGGCTTGGGATATTGCTCTCTCCCCTAAGCCATAAACTCGCCAATATTCATGGTCGGCTGTTTTAAGCCTTTCAATCTCATCTACGATTGATTTTTCAAGAAATGGGTTGTCTTTGTAGGTAGTGATGGTAAAATCAGCATCTTCTCTAGGAACAACCTTATCATAAATCCAGGAGTAGTAATCCGAAGGGTTATAGTCAATTACAATCTTTTCTGTGGTTCTTAATGCTAACTGCATCCAAGATTCATAGTTTACCTCGTTAGCCTCGTTTATAAACAAGTAGTTTCTTTTACGACCTCTTATTTTTTGTGGCTGATCGGTAGAGACGAACTCTACGATGTTGCCTCCTAAGAAGTAAAGATTTTCTGATTTGTTGTGCTTTTCTTCTGAGTATAAGCCATATTTCGAGAGTATTTCGATAAAGTCTCTCATCACTGAGCCTTTTATGGATGGCAACGAGGATCTGCAAATGGTTAGGGTTTTTCCCTTCTCTTGTAATAATTTCACGATAAACCATGTCAATACATTGTAAGTTTTGCCAGACCTTGTTCCGCCTTGCATAACTGATATTTTTTTTTGGCTGTTTTGCAGTACTTCGAAGACGATGTTTGTGGTTACATTCATAAGACATAGGAAAAAAAATTAAAAAATTGGTTGTGTGTTTTCCATTAGAAAACTTTTGGTTTTATAGGAAGCTAGGGGTCGTACTATTCGTAGTAGTCGTAGTTAGTACGAATGCTACGAGTGCTACGAGGCACTACGAGTTTTAGTTCATCTTTTTCACTTTGCTATTTTAAGCCCCATTTAAGCCTTTCAATTCCAAAATGGATACATAGTACTACACATAGGGTTAAAAGCCGTAGAATCGCCTTAAAATGCGAAATAGAGGCATTGTAGCTACTCTTCATACTCACCATCTTCATTAATATCCAATAATTCACCCGAATCATGGTTGTAAAGTGGTATTTCATCACTTTCTCCAGCTTTGTAGGCAGGAACAATCATTGCAGGTTCAACTTGTGTATCAAAGTTGATTATCTCACCATCTTTTATGGTCTTGTGCTCATCTCCGTCTATTTGTTTCATAATATCTCCGATTTGATTTGGCTTAATGACATTGACTGTGATCTGCTTAACGACATCTCCTTCGTGAGCAACCTCAGTCTTCTCGATATATCCTCTTCTCTTGCCTCTAGTCTTTAGCAAGAACATTGTAGCTAAGGTATCACCTCTAGCAATCCTCTCCATTAACTTTTGTTCGCCAAAGTCAAGCATTATCTCTTCAGGCTCGATTTCAGCCAATCTCTTAGCAAAGTCAGGATCATCCTTCAACCAAGTCTTATACTGCGTCCTACCGACTCCTGAAGCCTCACATGATATAGTGATATTGCCGAAGTTCTCCTTATAAGCTATGATAAAAGCTTCTTTGGCTATTTCCTTGAATTGTGCGTTCATATTATCTATTCTTTGTTGGTGTGCGTATTGATAC